TTTGGCGCATCTAGTAGCTATGCTAGAAAGTATGCTTTAAATGGTTTATTCTTGATTGATGATACAAAGGATGCTGATACTGTAGAAGCACCAAAAGAACCTACTTTAAAGATTATTACGGATGAGCAGATGATTAGCTTATTAAATAGATATAATGCAGGCGAAAAGGATGTATTTACAAAAGCAAAAGCACATTTAACGTTTAGACAAAAAGATTTACAAACCATTAAAAGTTTAGAAAATGCACTACCAAATTAAAGAGAACGAATTTTTTATATCAGTAATAAATTTAAATACCAATCCAATGTTATTAAAGCGTACAACTAACTGGCTTGAAGCTATATTTTACGATAAATACGAATTGGCAAAGGTTGAGATTTATTTAAAAAAAATCAATCTTAATTATAGAGTGAAACAATATTTTGCACCACAAAAAAATGGGAGAAAAAAAGGATGGAACAATACTCAACAGAATGGTTTGCAGCAAGGATGGGCAAACTAACATCATCAACGATTTGGAATTTAACAGTAGAACCAAAATTAGTAAAGGACAAAGGGCAGTTATCAGCAACTACTAAAGAATATCTAAATGCTAAATTAGCAGAAAGATTAACTGGCATCCAACGTGATTTTAAAAGTGATGCAACAACATACGGATTAGAAATGGAAGCTGAAGCCATTAAATACTACGAAGGTATCACAGGTAAAAAAGTAGAGCCAACGACATACATTGAAGCCATTGCAGGTTTATATGGTGGTACTCCTGATGGGCTTACTGCTACTGGCATTGTGCAAATAAAATGTCCATACAATTTTACAAATCACTTGAATTATGGCTTAGTAAATTCGCAGGAATATTTTAAACTAAAGTACCGGGAGTATTATTGGCAATGTCAAAGCGACATGATAGTATCAGAGCGTGAGTATTGCGATTTTGTAAGCTACTGCCCGGATATGCCTGAAGGTTTAAAAATGTTTATTATTCGCATAGATAGGAACTTTGAAGACATGGAATATCTACTAAAAAAGATTGAGCAAGCCGGTCAATATATTAATGAAACTTTTGAAAAATTAAAAAAGAAATGGACATAGATAAACAATTAGAAGATATATTATACTACATTCAACTTTATACAGATTGCAGCGATTATCAAAAGTCTCGTATTTTGCAAGTTTTGCTAAAGCATTGGAAGCCTATTGAAGTTGAAAAAATAGTACAAGTTGAAAAAATAGTATATCTTAATCAAAAAGTAAAGTATATACCTATTGATAATATTGACGCATATATTGCCAATTTTTGCGACACAAATGGCATTACTCCTGACTATTTAAAAAAGAAGGATAGGTCAATAGCTTATACTAAAATGAGGCAAAAATTCTGTTATGAAGCTTATAATTATGGCTTTATGTATCGCGAGATAGGGTGCGCACTAAATCTTCATCATTCATCTATTATGCACTATTTAAAACTACACAATGAAACAACCAACCAACCAGCTTAGCGAAGTTTTATATTTACTTCTACAAGGCAAACAAACGACACTAGATTTAGTAAAATTTGGTATCCTTAACCCTTCAGCAAGGATAAGCAATTTAAGGGCAAAAGGAGTTGAAATTTTATGCCACAAAATTGACCATGTAAACAAGTTTAGTAGAAAAATTAATTACGGAATGTTTACTGTCTTGAACCGAAAAGATGCTCGTTTAATTTATAACAAAATTAATTAGAAAAATCAATGGGGTGCAGCATCCAAAAAACTGCATACTTTTATGATTGATAAAAAACTATTCCAACTTCCTGTAAGCAATAGCGCAAAATTATTCTACATTTACCTGCAAACATTTAATCTTTTAGATGGTAAAAATAAACAATACGCAGAGGCTTTACAGGTTAGTACTATGACAATAATAAACTGGATTGCAGAACTGCAAAGCGTTAACTTAATTAAATTAAATTATTATAAAAATTCTAGACAAATAAAGCTATGAAACAAACATTTTATTTTCCACACGATTACAATGCTAGCAACGATATTAAGATACTATTCCTGCGCCAACAGTTAGGCATGGAAGGCTACGGAATTTACTGGTATATTGTTGAAAATTTAGCAAGTGCAAAGGGTAAACTACCTTTAAATATTACTCCAATTTTAGCTATGCAGATGCAAGTATCTGAAGTCAAAGTAATGGCAGTTATTCAAAAATTTGAGTTATTTGTGATAGACGAAGATAAGTTTTTCAGCAAGCGTTTAAATGACCATTTAGATTTAAGAAACGTACTGAGCGAGAAGGGTAAAATAGGTGCAAATAAGCGTTGGAAAGATGGGGTGGCTAATGGGGAGGCTATTAGGGTGGCTAATGGGGAGGGCAATGCAAAGGAAAGGAAAGGAAAGGAAATAAAAGAAATAGGGGATTTTTTAACAAAAATAAGAATTTGAGTTTAGTAATTAGGTAGGAATAGTATTTAAAACGATTTTAAGCGTGTTTAAGCCACTAAAAACAAACGAGTAAGTAGATTGCCTTAAAAAAAATAAATAACCTTTTAAAACGGCTTAAAATGAGTAAAACGAAATTACCACCACATAATAAAGAAATTGAAGATGTTGTGTTGGGTGCATTGCTTTTAGAAAATAATTTAATTTTTTTACATATAAATAAATTATCTATTGAGTTTTTTTATCAAACTAAAAACAAACTGGTATTTAAAGCCATTCAATCGTTATTTGATAAGATGCAGGGTATTGATTTAATGACTGTTACTAATCAGCTAATTAGCACAAATGAATTGGAGATAGTAGGCGGAGCTTATGAAGTAGTAAAGTTGACTAACAAAGTCACTTCAAGCGTACATATTGAAGATTGGATAATGATTTTGCATAACAGTTATTTACAACGTCAAGGCATTAAAATAGGCAGGCAATTGACAAACGATAGTTACGATAGCATAGAAATTGAAAATACTTTAAATTCAGCATCTGCAAACATATTAGCATCTCAAGAAAATATCTATAAGCAAACCGAAAAAAACCTTAATTATTTTCTTTTAGAATTAGCAAAGGAGCGTGATGCAATAAACGAAACTGGACAAATAGGTATTGATACAGGTTGGCGAACATTAAACAACTATATTAGTGGATGGGTAAAACCTGACCTAATAATCTTAGCAGCGAGACCGGCGCAGGGTAAAACTGCTTTTATGCTAAATACTATCCTAAACGTATTAAAGCAAGGTAAAAGCGTAGGTATATTTAGTTTAGAGATGAGCGGAAGCCAATTGGTTAACAGATTAATAAGTTTGGAAAGCGGTATTGCACATTCGCACCTTAGACATAACACAATGACAAGCGCACAGCGTACTGATTTAATGGATGCAGAGGATAGAATTAGCAAATTCAAATTATACATTGATGATAGTCCTTCAATTAACATTCGTGACTTACGCAGTAAAGCAAGTATCCTAAAAAGAAAATACAATATAGATTTTCTTTGTATTGATTACCTGCAACTTATGAGTGGAGTAGATAGAAAGGCAAACAGGGAAAGCGAGATAAGCGAAATTAGCAGAGGATGCAAAATCATTGCAAAGGAATTATCTATCCCAGTGATGGCATTAAGTCAACTTAGTAGGGCAGTAGAAAGCAGACCGGATAAATTGCCACAGCTTAGCGACCTTAGAGAAAGCGGAGCAATAGAGCAAGATGCGGACAGCGTAATCTTTTTGATGCGACCTGAAACATACGGAATACCATCGCTAGAAATTGATGGAATAGAACAACCTTCAAAGGATGTTTGTGTAGTTAAGATTGCAAAAAACCGACATGGCAGCCTTAAAAATATACCATTTAAATTTATAGGCGAAAGGATGGAATTTAAAGAACTATTTATAGTAACACCATTTTAAAATTTAAAAACTAAAAACAAATGACAAACGATTATTTAGAATTTTTAAACAAAAAACGTCATTCAATTGGCGACTTTGGTTTTGAACCAAATTATTTACCCGATATTGCATTTGATTTTCAAAAAGCAATAATAAATAAAGCTATAAAAAAAGGTAGAATAGCTATATTTGCTGATACTGGATTGGGTAAAACATTAATTCAATTATCAATAGCTAAAAATATAATTGAGCATACAAATAAAAAGGTATTGATATTAACACCTTTGGCCGTTGCATTTCAATTTATTTTAGAAGCTGAAAAATTAGGTATTGATGATATTGAATATAGTAAAGACGGCAAACATTCTAAAAAAATAGTTATCTGTAATTATGAAAGATTGCACTATTTTAATGAAAATGATTTTATAGGAGTAATTTTAGATGAAAGTAGTATTTTAAAAAATTTTGATGGTAAAATAAAAAGTCAGGTAACTGCATTTGTAAAAAAAATACCTTATAGATTTTTAAGCACTGCAACTCCTAGTCCAAATGATTTTATTGAATTAGGTACAAGTTCCGAAGCCTTGGGTTATATGGGTTACATGGATATGCTTACAAAGTTTTTTAAGAATAATCAAAATAGTGTTGATAGTACAAATAGGAATATTGGTGAAAAGTTTTATTTAAAACCCCATGCCGAAAAGGATTTTTTTGCATGGGTTAACCAATGGTCAATAATGGCAAAAATGCCTAGCGATTTAGGTTTTTCAAATGATAGGTATATTTTGCCTAAATTAATTTTAAATAAAACAGTAGTACAAAATCAAAGTTTAATTGATGTTAATGGTCAGGTACAATTATTTACACCTATGGCAAAATCAATGACAGAGGTTAGGCATGAGCAAAAGCAAACAGAGGATAAAAGATGTTTAAAAGCTGTTGAATTAGCACAGGATAAAACTAGCGTTTATTGGTGCAATACTAATAATGAAAGCAGCATTTTAAAAAACCTAGACAAAGAAGCAGTAGAAATAATAGGCAGTCAATCTATTGAGCGCAAAGAGGAAATACTTTTAGCATTTGCAAAAGGTGAAATAAAAAGAATAATTACAAAAGCCAAAATGACTTCATTTGGTTTAAATTGGCAACATTGCAATCATTCAGTTTTTTTTCCTACATGGAGTTATGAACAATATTACCAAGCTATTAGAAGGTTTTGGAGGTTTGGTCAAAAAAATGATGTAACTATTGATGTAGTTGTATCTGATGGGCAAACTAGAGTTTTAGAAGCATTGCAACAAAAAACACAAAAGGCAATTGATTTGCATGATAATTTAACAAAAAATGTAAATAGTATTTTTGTAAATAAAGTAAAGGAATTCAACAAAGAAATAATAAAACCAAATTTTTAATAAAATCTAAAAACTAAAAAAATGAAAGTAAAAGACCAATTAATTGAAAATGATTACGCTATTTATAATAGCGATTGCATGATTGTTTTACCTAGCTTAGAAAGTGAAAGTATAGACTTAGCAGTGTATTCACCACCATTTGCAGGATTATATAATTATTCTAGTAGTGAAAATGATTTTAGTAATTGCGAAAGCAAAGAGCAATTTTTAGAACAATACGAATTTTTAGTAAAAGAATTAGCAAGGGTTACAAAAGCTGGCAGAATTAATGCAGTTCACGTAACCGATGTATTTGATAATACGTGTAGGCTTTGGGATTTTCCGCATGAGGTAATTAGAATTCACGAAAAATACGGATTTGAATATCGTAATCGTATTACAATTTGGAAAGAGCCTTTAAAAGTTAGAATGAGAACAATGGTTCAAAGTTTAATGCATAAATTTATAGTAGAGGATTCTACTAAATGTTTTACTGCTATGCCTGATTATGTTTTAATATTTACAAAAAAAGGCGAAAATAAAGTTCCTGTAAGGCATGATTTTGGATTAAAAAAGTATGCCGGTGAAATACCAATTTTACCAAATATTTTAAAGGCGTGGAATAATGCAAATGAAAGTAATTTAAATGAGGATGAATTATGGCAACATTTAAATAATAAATTTGAAAACCATGAAGATCCAAAGTCTAATAAATTAAGCCATTATATTTGGCAGCGTTACGCATCTAGTGTATGGGATGATATTAGAATAGATAATGTTTTGCCTTTTAGAGATAGCAAAGAAGAGGATGATGAAAAACACGTACATCCTTTACAATTAGATGTTATTGATAGAATTATAGAATTATACTCTAATCCTAATGAAGTTGTTTTAACACCATTTGCAGGAGTAGGTAGCGAAGTATTTAGTCCAGTCTCTTTAGGTCGTAAAGCTATCGGAATTGAATTAAAAGATAGCTATTATAAACAAATGGTTTTAAATATGAAGGAATCTAAAAAAAGATTTAAAAATAATGTAAAAGATAATTTATTATTTTAAAAAAATAGTAGCGGCAATAATTGCAAATTGCCGCTACTTTATTAATATGGAAAATTTTTTTTGCTATAATAAAAAATAAATATACATTTGGTATATGTTAGAAAAACAAATACACCAACTTGTTTGTAACTATTTAAAAAAGATTTATCCTGATGTAATATTCAGGACTGACTTCAGCAGCGGATTGAGGATGTCACCAGGCATGGCTAAACGGCATAAGTCTTTGCAGTGGTCAAACGCTTATCCTGACTTGTTTATAGCAGAGCCAAAAAATGGTTATAATGGTTTGTTTATTGAATTAAAGACTGTTAAAAATGTATTGTACAAAAAGGATGGCACTTTAAGAAAAAACGAGCATCATGAACAACAGGCATCCATGCTAGTTGAATTGCGCAAACGAGGATACAAAGCTGAATTTGGGCAAGGCCTAGGCGAAATAATAAAAATTATTAACGAATATTTAAATTAAAAACAATGAGCGAAAAAAAAGAATTAATACGATTAGGAAGCGGCAAAAAAATTAACGACACTTTTTTTGCTAGCAGCTTCTGCATAACCGATGCACTTGCTAATGCTTACGAATATAATGGCAAACAGTATTGTAATATTAACATTGCGGTTTTTCCTGAAGCTGACCAGTATGGCAAAAATGTTAAAGTAACTTTAAACGATTTTAAACCTGGAATTAAAAAAGAAACTGCAACGATTGCGCCTATCAATACAAAAGATGATTTGCCATTTTAATGAAAAAACATACAAAAGTATATATGTCCTATTTTAAATACGATGTAGGAGATTTTATACCTTGCGAAGTTTGTGGAACTACGGCAGTTGATATACATCACATCAACTGTCGTGGTATGGGTGGCAGCCAAATAAAGGATATTATTAGTAACCTTATGGCATTGTGTAGAAAGTGCCATCTAGAATACGGAGATAAGAAACAACATATTGAACTTTTAACAAAAATTCATGCAGACAAAGTTAGTAGCAATTAATTCAATAAAGGCGAACCCAAATAACCCACGAATTATTAAAGATGACAAATTTAATAAATTAGTCAAGTCTATTGCAGAGTTTCCAAAGATGCTGCAACTGCGACCTATTGTAGTTGATGCTGACAACATTGTATTGGGTGGTAATATGCGTTTAAAGGCTTGCAAAGAAGCAGGGTTAAAAGAAGTTTATATTATTGAAGCAAAAGATTTATCCCCTAATGAACAGCAGCAATTTATTATTAAAGATAATGTTGGTTTTGGTGAATGGGATTGGGATGTATTAGCTAATGATTGGGATGCTCAAGATTTAGTAGATTGGGGAGTTGATATACCTACAATACAAAAAAACGAAATAGACAAAAAAATTGACAATACAAAAAGCAGTCAAACTTTATGCCCTAATTGCCTTACAGAATTTTAATGAATAATTGCAACGATATAATAGTTTCTATATACAATAATAAGGACTTACTGAATTGTATAAAGAAAGTAAAGCCTGAAGCCATACAAGACGATTTACGGCAGGAGATAGCAGTAAGTCTACTAAATACTAATTGCGATAAATTAAAGGAACTTTTAGATACTAATAATTTATTAGCTTATGCAATAAAAATTTGTTGGCTAATGGCAAAAAGTCCAACAAGCCAATTCTATTACAAGTATAAAAAAAGCGACTTATTAAATGCAATAAAGTACATTGAAGCTACAAGGGATTTGCCGGTATTAGATGAGGCATTATATCCAGTTGCAAAGCAATACCTGACAAATCATTACAAGACAGCAGCAGAGGCACACGAAAGCGAGATATTTACGAAATACATTGAGTTAGGTAGTGGCAGATTAGTAGCTGATTATTACGGCATCCCAACAAATCACGTTTATAACATTATTAAAAAAATACAAAAAGAATTAAAATGTTTATTATTACAATAGCAGCGTTTTGTTTTGCTTATTACTTTGTAAAGGTATTAGATGGAGCAATGATTTTAAAACGTATATTTAGGCTTAATCCTACTAAACGTTTAAAGCCTTTTGATTGCGTACAATGTTTGACTGTATGGAGTGCATTAGCATTTTACTTTATGCCTATTGAATTAATAGATATTATTGCGGTTATATTTGGTGCAGGATTTTTATCAATTAAAATTAAGTAGTATGTGGAGAGTATTTGTAGTTGAAGCTATTTTTGTTTTAGTAGTATCTACAGCATGGGTATTTTTAATATTTAAAGATAATGAGCGATAAAAAGCACATAGGTACTATGAGAATGTGTATTTTATTACAGGTTAGTTAGATAGTGCAACAGGTAGCATCCACTTAAATTGAAGTGGGAATGTGGGTTCAAATCCCACTCTAACTGCATAATATACTTAATAGGTTTATTGTTCAAATATCAGTTTAGTTAGTTTTAACCTTACAAAAAGCATATGAAAGATAGAATAGTAGAATTAGTAAAAACAAAGATGGATAAGCGCAGCGAGGTTGGCATAGCTAAATATAAAACTACCTTAGATGCTAACAATAAAGATAACTATCTTATCCATGCTCAGGAAGAAGCAATGGACTTGTGCCTATACATTGAAAAGATGCAGGCTATAAATAAAAATATATATGCACTAATTAAATGTTATGGTAATGATGCTGAATTAGGAGCGCACGTTAGAAACATATTTAATGATTAATTTCAACAAACAAAGGTAAATCAATGGAAATCATAGGGTTAGTAAGACAAAACAATGGGTGCGATTATCATAGGATACTACTGCCATTAGGTTATATGAATGATGTTAACTGTTATGTAGCAAACATGATAACAGAGCAGCGTGAAGATACTGCTACGGATATTATCGTATATAATCGTATCAACTACTTAGGTGAAAGTATTAAACGATTAAAGGATAAGACAGGCGCAAAGGTAGTAATGGACATAGATGATTGGTGGAAGTTACCGGCTAATCATTTAAGCTATGAAGGTTACCAAAAGATAGGTGAACAGATTGAAGCTAACATTGCTGAAGCTGATTTAGTTACGGTTACTAATACGGCATTATTGGATAAAGTAATAAAGTTTAATGGTAAAGCAATGGTATTGCCTAACTGCTTACCTTATGGCGAAAATCAATTTACAGAGCAACGTAGAGCAAGCGATAAAGTCCGAGTTATGTGGTGCGGTTCAGCAACTCACGAACATGATTTAAACATATTAAAGCAGCCATTTAAAAGGGTTAGGCAGATACCAAATATAGAATTGGTTATTGGTGGATATAATGCATCAAACATGGCATCTAAACAAATTTGGGATAGGTTAGTAAATGCTTATAGTGCTACTGAAATAATGCCATCACAGCCACCTGCAACCTACATGAGTATGTATGAGAATGCAGATATTTGCGTTATCCCTTTAGAGAATAGCGAATGGCACGCTTGCAAGTCTAATCTTAAGATACTAGAAGCAGCAGCAAAACGATTGCCGGTAATATGTAGCAACGTAGCACCATATAATATAGATTACGATGCGCCAGTATTATGGGTTAATAAGCAAAGCGATTGGTTTAATTATATTAATTTATTAGTCAACAATCCCAACCTGAGGGAGCAATTAGGGAACGCATTATATGAGTGGGCGAAAACAAAATACAACTTTACCGAAGTCAACGATAGTAGAAGACAGGCATACAGCGACCTTTGCAAAGCATAGGCACTACTATGATTTTTATATTAAGACAGGCGAATTAGTAAACTTTAATCACGATGTGCAAGCTGAACTACTTGAAGCATACAGAGCCAAAAAGGATGCTTACTATCGTTATAATAATAGCTGCCCTGTTTGCGTAATTGAATTTTTATTAAACATATATAGATGATAAAAGATGATGAATTTTTAGCAAAGGAATTAGGTTGGGGTATTGGTTTCCATAATCCTGACTTTGTTAACCTTGCAGATGTAACAGCACACCAGGTAAAAGATTACCCTATAAAAAGCGTAATGGATTATGGCGCAGGAACAGGAGTTTATACGGCTGCATTTCATAACGCAGGATATAATACAAGTGCTTACGAAATATGGCAGGCACATACTGACTATATCAAAGAATATGCGCCACATCTTAAAATTATCAGTAAGCCAATTACAACCGATTTAATGCTTTTTATTGAGGTAAGCGAACACATGACTGACAAAGAATTAAACAAGCTATTTAAAGCGATTAAGCCTACTTATATTTTACATAGCAGCACAAGTGAGGTTACCGATTGGGATGGTGATTGGGGGCATATAAACATTAAGACTCAAAACAAATGGATTGAATTTTTTCAAGGCAAAGGATATGAGATGATTAAAAACTTATCCTATCCTACTCCTTATGCTAAATTATTTAAATTAAAGTAAATGGCTATTTTAGTTGATGGCAAAAGCAATGGTGCAACAGGCGGTAAGCTTAACAGATGGCAGAAAGGCGAAACTGGCAACCCTAACGGCAGACCTAGAAAGTTGGTTAATAATTTAAATATTGAAGGTTACAAGTTAAGCGAGATTAACGATTGCATCCAAATATTAATGGCTTCAACTGTAGATGAATTAAAAGAGATTTACCAAAACGATAAGGCAACCATATTAGAAAAAACTGTAGCCAACGCAATGTTTACAAGCCTTAAAAAAGGTTCGCTATATAGTTTAGATACATTGCTTAGCCGTGTTTATGGTAAGCCAAAAGAAAGCACTACAATAATTGACGAAACAGTTACCGAAATAGTTATTAGCTATGAAGCAAAAAATAAAACTTAATGAAGCACATCCTGCACAACAAAAGGTTTTAGATAGTGAGGCAAGGTTTAGGGTAATGATGGCAGGAAGAAGGTTTGGTAAATCATTAATCAGTCAAAACATTGCTATTGAATGCGGAGTGTCAAGGCAGCAAGTAGCCTATATAACACCAACCTATCAGTTAGGCAAAATATTCTTTCAAGAGATTTGCAAACTACTTCCTGATAACCTATATAAAAAGAATGAAAGTGATTTAGTTATTCAGTTTATAACAGGCGGTGTAATTCGTTTCTTTACAGGCGAACGATTAGATGCGCTTAGAGGTTTAAAATTTCATTTGGCTATTATAGATGAGGCTTCATTCATACCTAACTTACAAGATGGATGGCAGAATAGCATACGACCTACATTAACAGACTACAAAGGCAAAGCCATCTTTTTATCCACTCCAAGAGGTAAGAATTATTTTTATAGTTTATTCCTTAAAAATGGTAGTCCTGAATGGGAGACTTTTAAATTTACTACTTATGATAACCCTTATATTGACCCTGCCGAAATAGATGCAGCAAGGGCGCAACTTCCACATGCAGTTTTTGAGCAGGAGTACATGGCTAATGCAATGGAAAATGCTGCCAACCCTTTTGGTAGTGAGCACATAGCTAAATGCGTTAAACCTTTGAGCAATTTAGAGGCTAGATACTACGGCATAGATTTGGCGAAGTCCTTTGATTGGACTGTTATCATTGGTTTAGATGTTAACGGCAATGTGGCGCACTATGAACGTTTTCAAAAGGACTGGATGCAAACAAGGGAAACAATTAAACGCATCCCTAAACACAAACATATTTTTATTGATAGTACAGGAGTGGGTGATGCCATTGTAGAAGACTTGCAAAGATACTTTAATGATATGACTGGCTTTAAATACACTAGCACAAGTAAGCAGCAATTAATGGAAGGCTTAGCATCGGCAATACATAAAGGAGATTTGGGTTATCCTGACAATGAGATAAAAACAGAATTAGAAATATTTGAATATTTATTCACATCTACAGGGGTTAGATACTCTGCACCTACTGGGTTCCATGACGATACAGTCAATGCATTGGCACTAGCAAACAAATGCTTTATAGAAAATAAGGGCAGCGGTCAATATTATATCTTGTAAACAATTACTTAAAATTTATATAATAGTATTATGAAGGTTAAACAATTTCAGGAATTATATTTTATTAGCAAAGGCGAAGATATTGACTTTGACAAGTCAATTAAAATGGTTGGAGTACTTACTGGCAAAGTACCTGAACAAGTTGAGGCAATGAAAATGAAAGCCTTTAATAAAGAGTGCGCCAAGATTGTAAAAGCGTTTGAGATATTTGGAAAGGAATTAATGAATGGTAAGCCATCAAAGTATCTGTTTGTAAATGGCAGAATTTACCGATTGAATTATGACCTACAAAAAGCATCCAAGTACGTTGAAGGCATCACGTTTGCAAAGGATATTATCAATGACATCCACAAGCTATTAGCAACGATTGCAGAGCCAATAAATTGGAGAGGTAAGGTTTACCACCGAGAACATCAAGATATTGCAAAGGACATGGAGAACGTAGATTTTGAGGCTGCTTATCATGCAGCGGTTTTTTTTTATCTACAATATCAAATCTTAATGCAGGTTATCCAGCCTTATTTAGTTCAGGAAGCGACAAAGAAAGGGATGGAGAGAGCGACAGTAACGGAAGCCTTAGTGAATTTCAACAGTCTTTTGGGTGGGTTTACAATGCCAAAATGGTCGCAGACTTTGAGGGAATATCTGTTAATGAGGTTTGGAATTTAACAGCAATAAACTTTCTAAATGATTTGCTATACTTAAAAATGAAAATAGAAAACGATGGCTTACAAAAGCATAGCAGCAGCGCAAGCAGCTAACTTAAAAAGTATAGACGGCATTAATGAGAATTTACATGATGTAGAATTAATAGATAGTAATTTCTATACTGGTGTAAATAAGTTATTTTATGAATATGGGTTAGACTTTCAAAAGATATTGGCAGATGTAATGAAGCGTAAAAATGTTACAGCATCTGGTAACCTAGCAAGTAAAGTAGAATTAAAAGTTTATACGGATAAATTGGGAATGGATGTATTAATGCCTAGCTATTTTGATTATCCAAATAAAGGGGTACATGGTGTAACAAGTAGTAAAAATGCGCCTGATAGTCCTTATCAATTTAAAAATTATGGTATGAGTGCAGATGGCAGGGCATCCATAAAAAAGTACATTGAAAGTGGTAAGGCAAAGATTAGCACTATACAAAATAATAAAAGTGGCATTCAAAAAAACGAGCAAAAGAAAATGTCCTTAATTGATTTGCAAACAGAACAATTGATTTTCTTAATTAAAAAATATGGTATTAAAGCAACGCATTATTTGGATGAGGCAATAGCGATAGCATTTGAAAAATTACCGGCAGATTTAGCTGAAATGATTGGAAATAAAATTAAAATAAACATTGTACAATAATCATGGCAATAACAATAGTTAATACTCCTGCAAGTGGCAGTACAGTACAAGATGAATTATGGCACGTTGTAAGTAGCACCAATAGTGCAGACATTGAATTTAAATATGTGTTTGATGTTTGGATAAATGGAACGCAAAAAATAAGAGTAAGGCAGTTTGCTGACCCTACAACTTCAAGAGGTTATTTTAACGCTGCAAATATTGTGCGTAATTCAATGACCTACGAATGGTTTGATCCTATTAGTGATTTTATAGTTGACCAACCAAATGTAAGCGGTGAGGTTGGTTTAACTTACCAAGTGCGCTACGGTGAAGAATTGAGCGGGGTAACAACTACAAACATGGCAAGCGGTAACACAGTAGCTTATAATTTTAACGCACCATTATTTAAACGTAGATTAACAACTATAGCAGATAGGGCAAATAAATGTTTTACTAATCGACCTAATTATGCCAATACTGATAATGGCGAAAAGTTATTTATAGGACTTTATTTGACTGCTACTAAAAACATAAATGTAAAAACTTATGATGGTAGCAATACATTGGTAGCTTCTGCAACAGTAAGCAAAACAGCCGGCTTTTATCAATTAAACATTGGTAGCGAAGGTATTTTACAAGGCTTCGGAATAAGTACAACAGCAGCAAAATACTATACTATTGATATTGATGGAACAGAAACATTTAAGGTTACAAATACCTGCAATCCTAAATATACTCCAATCAATGTACATTTTTTAAATGGTTGGGGAGTATTTGATAGCCTTAGATTTGATTTAGTTAGTAAGCTGTCAATGGATTTAAAGCGCAAAGATTTTGAGCAAACAGACTACAGGTTTACCAATACAGCGGTTAACTATTTAAGTGGCAATAAATACTACGAAGGCAATGTTAACTATTATAATACTAGCACCTTTAAATATAAACTAACGGCTTCAGCTTTGACCGATGCAGAATGGCAATGGGCAGCCGATTTGATTATGTCGCCACAAATACTGATGGAGATTGATGGCTATTATTACCCTGTTACAATTACAAACAGCAGCTACACATTTAACAAGTATGTCAATGATAGGCTTAAGCCTTTAGAGATTGAATTTAGTTTTAATTCACAGCGCAATAGTCAACTACGATAATGACAAAGATTTATATAGAAGATAATTTACTGGATATTAATGCTCAATTGAGTAATCAAATTACCTACGCTATTGATGATATTAGAAATATAGACAGTAAGGCTACACCATTTACCAAGACTATTATACTTCCTGGAACTGCTAAAAATAACAACTTATTAGGCAATATTTTTGACTTTAATAATAGCAACGATACCAACAATACAGGCGCAAACATTGGCTATAATTTTAACGCAGCAAGAACAGCCAAATGTAGGATTGATATTGACGATATGACTTTAATTAAAGGCACATTCAGGCTATTAGAAATTATAATTGATGGAGATAATGTAGAATATGAATGTAGTGTATTAGGTGAGTTGGGCGGTTTTGTTTCAAAATTAGGTGCATCTAAACTAGAGGACTTAGATTTTTCAGCTTATAACCATGCGTGGGGTGCTAATATAGTAAGCAGTTGGGATAATGCAGGCGGTAGTGGTTATGTTTATCCTTTGATTGACTACGGTAATGTAGGGTTAACAAGTGGCAACGTATTAGGTGGTAAACATGGCTTTACTCAAAATGCTTTTAAGCCGGCTTTATTTGTAAAAGAATATATAGATAAAATCTTTGCAGCAGCAGGGTATACTTATGAATGTAGCCTATTTAATACTACAAGGTTTAAAAATTTAATAGTGCCTTTTAACAGGGCAAAAATGACCTTAAAAACTAGTAACCTTGTAAATGGTCAACGTAGTATTACAAATGCTTACAATGTTATTGATAACACTACAATAGGCATTCAAATAGTTACACAAAATTTATTAGATAGTCTTTATCCATTATTTACTACAACTGATAATGGTTTATTTACTTACGTTGGCGAACCAACAATATCCTTTAATTTATTTTGGACATTAAATTTTGCAATCAATGTAACCTATGGCAGCGGTAAGTTTATCAAATTTCATTTATATAAAAATGGAACAGCAGTAAATACGAGAACTATTACTAGTGGCACAACATACATATGGGATCAGGCTATTGATGATGGCTACTCAATTTCCTTGACTAAAAATGATACAGTAAGTTTAAGAGTTGAAACAAATATCACATTAACAGCAGGGCAATATATTAAATACAATGATGGATTTTTTGAGATACAATCAGCCATACCACAAACTGTTGAGTATTTAGGTAATGAGATGGTAATAATGAATGAAATGCTGCCTAAAAATGTGCTTCAAAAAGATTTCTTTACTTCAATTATAAAGCTGTTTAATCTGTATATTGATGAGGATAGGTTTAACGATAAACATTTAGTTATCAAACCTTATGTAGATTATTATTTAAACAATGTAGAAGATTGGACATTAAAGATTGATAGAAGCAAACCTATTAAGGTTAAGCCAATGAGCGAATTAAACAGCCGATACTATTCTTTTAAATTTAAAAATGATAGTGACTATTATAATGACTTATATCAAAAGGCATATAATCAGGGGTATGGGGAATTAATCTACGATAGCGCATTTGAATTTGCAAAAGAAACAGCAAAGCTAGAATTAATATTTAGTCCTACTCCATTGGTAGGCTATTTAGGCGAGGATAAAGTCTATAGCACAATATTTAAACGCAGCGGTAATAACCCTTATACAGAGGAACGAGTAGATAGTAATATTAGGATACTACAATACAAAAAAATAACAGGGGTTAGTAGTTGGAATTTACGCAATACATCTAATACAAGTACATTGGCTTCATCTACTGTTTACCCATACTGTGGACATTTAAATTCTCCAGATGCGCCAAGTGATGACATACAATTCGGAGTGCCAAAGGAACTATATTTTAGTTTACTTGCAGGTGGTTTAAATGTTAATCAATTTAATGTTTATTATAGTCCTTACATGGCAGAGATAACCGATAAAGACAGTAAGCTGTTGAGTTGCGAAGTAAAACTAAACGATGTAGATGTGTTTAACCTAGATTTTTCAAAATACTATTTTATTGATGGTGGTTTATATCGGTTAGTTAAATTAATAGACTACACACCAAATGCAAACGAAACAACAAAGGCAGAATTTTTAAAAGTAATAAATAAAATATATTAATGGCAACCCAAGAAATAGCATTTAAACTAACAACCGACAGCGGTAATGCTGAACAATCGGTAAAATCATATAAACAAGTTTTAAGAGAGGCAACGCAGGAACTTGTTAATATGTCTATGCAGTTTGGCGAAACTTCAAAAGAAGCAGCAGATGCAGCAAAAAAAGTAGCTAAATTAAAGGATGCTATTGGCGATGCAAAAGCAGTAGCTGATACATTCAACCCTGATAAAAAGTTTGTAGCATTAGGCGGAGCATTACAGGGTGCTGTAGGTGGATTTAGTGCCTTGCAAGGTGCAATGGGTTTATTTGGTGGGGAAAATAAAAAGGTAGAAGAAGCCTTGTTAAAAGTGCAAAGTGCAATGGCATTGCAGCAAGGTATAAGCGGAGTATTTGGTGCTATTGATAGTTTTAAAATTTTGTATGCGCAAGTGTTACAAAATAGTATTGTACAAAAGGGATTTGCAATAGCAACAGGATTAGCAACTTCAGCGCAAAAATTATTTGGGATTGCAGTTGTAACTACTAGCAATTCATTTAAAGTTTTAAGGGGTGCAATTATTTCAACTGGTGTAGGTGCTCTAGTTGTAGCAGTTGGTTTTTTAGTTGATAAAATAATGGCATGGGCAAATTCTGCAAGTGCAGCAGAAAAGGCTCAAACGAAATTAGCAGAGGCAACAGATAAAACAAATGCAGCAATTGGCAATCAAATAAGAATACTACAAGCGCAAGGCGGTCAAGAAGCTGTAATTTATAAGTTAAAACAAAAGCAAGCAGATAATGAACTAGAAACTTTAAGGTCAAAATTTAAGCTACAAAATGGCTTAAATGATGAAGACATGAAACAGTTTTTAAAGTTAAAAACTGATAAACAAGTTTTAGATATTGAAGAACAAAAAAGGCTTGAAAAGGTAGCAGCCGATAAAGCAAAAGCAGATGAGGCAGCAAACAAAAAAGAAGAAAAAGCAGGAGAGCAATCGGTTAAATTAAATAAAAAAAATAATGATGCTAAACAAAAAGCAGCAGAAGATAGAGCAGCAAAAGAAAGAGAAATTGAGAATAATAGAATAGCACAACAAAATGCAACTGATGACCTTATTACGCAAACAATGCTTAATCGTATTAAAGACGATTTTACAAAAAAGCAAAACGAAATTGCTGTTAATAATCAAAAAGAAATAGATAAAGAAGCTGATTTACTCAATCAAAAATTAATTAGTAAGGAAACATACGATGCAAGAGTAAAATTAATAAATGAAAATACTGCTATTCAACAACAGGCTTTAATTGATGCAAATGCAGCAAAAGCAGCAGCAAAAGAATTAACAAATACAAAGGCTTTAAACGATGCAAAATTATTAGAAGCTGAAAGGGTTAATAAAATATTACCTACTGATAATCCTGAAGAAGCTGCATTAAAAATTGATGCACTAGCAGCAGCAAAAATAACAGCAGAAAATAACGCTTTTAATTTAGCAAAAGCAAATAAAGAATTAACAGATGGAGAATTAGCATTATTAGAGCAACAACATCAAGATAAATTAACAGCTATTACAGATGAAGCAAGTAAGGCTAAATTGAGTATTACTGAAAAAGAAAATGCAGGAAAATTAGCTTTAATAAAATCTTATCAACAAGCTGCAAGCGATGTAGCAAATTTATTAGGTCAAGATACAGTAGCAGCCAAAGCTATTGGTGTTGCAAATGCTTTAATAAATACTTATCAAGGTATTGCAGCAGGTGTAAAATTAGGTTTCCCAGCAGCTATCCCTGCAGTTATTGCAGCAGCAGCCACAGGTTTTGGAGCGGTAAAAAATATACTTGCTACAAAAGTACCAGGCAAAAGTAGTGGAAGTGCATCATTACCGGCAGGAGCAAATGTATCAGCAGCAGTAGCACCATTAACAGCACAAGCTACAACAACTACTCTAGACCAACAAAGTATTAATAGCATAGGGCAGGCATCTAGCAGAGCCTTTGTATTAGAAACAGATGTCACTAATAACCAGGAGCGTATAGCAAGATTAAACAGGGCAGCACGAATAAATTAAACAAGATTAAATTTTTTATATAATACTATTATGAACTTACCAATTTACGATTTAATTATTAACGATAAGGAAGCCGATAACGCTGAAGTTTCTTTCGTTGCGTTAGTAGATGCGCCAGCTATTAAACGTGATTTTTTAGCATTTATGGAACCTACAAAAGGCGAACATAAAGATGCGTTTTTGCCACGCTGTATTAGTTACGTAATTAATGAAGGTAAGGATAACGAACAAGCTGTAGCTATTTGCAATTCAATGTGGGAACAGCATTTTGCAGGTAATAAAGTTTCTTTTGATTATGACGATACATTAAGCACATCACGAGGTAAAGAATTAGCAAAAAAACAAATTGCAGATGGTAATACTGTTTATATAATTTCAGCAAGGCAGGACAAAGCAGGGATGTTATCAACTGCAAAAGATTTAGGCATTCCTGAAAGCAGAGTTTACGCAACAGGTAGCAATAAGGCAAAGGTTGAAAAAATAAAAGAATTAGGAATATCTAAACACTATGATAATAATGCCGATGTGATTAAAGAATTAGGCAGCATTGGTAGCAAGTTTGAGCAAATGGTTTTTGCTATCCAAAATGAAGATGAGCATATTATTACTGGTCCTTTAATGATACCGCAGCAATTAATCTATAGAAATAACCAATCATTAGGCGAACATTATGTAAAGTTTACTACCGATACTATTAAACAAATAGCTATAAAGTTTGCAAAGAAAGGCTACCAAAAGAATGTCAATTTAATGCACGATGAAAATTTGCAGATGCAAGGAGTAACGATGTTTGAAAGTTTTATCAGTGATAGCAATAGAGGTATTAAACCAATTGAGGCGTTTAATGATTTACCGGATGGTACATGGTTTGGTAGTTTCTATGTAGAAAATAATGATGTTTGGCAGTTAGTAAAGGATGGTAAAGTAAAAGGTTTTAGCGTTGAAGGAATGTTTGATTATGAGCAACCAAAAAGCAATGACGAATTAAAATTGCAGGAATTAAAAAATATTTTAAACAAAATTTAAAAACTTATATAATAGTATTATGGAAGCAAAAGAAATATTACAAAAAGTAAAAGAATACTTTGCGGATTTAACCGCACCAGTTGACCCTACAATGGCAGCACCAGTAGTACCACCTACCGAATATGAATTAAAGGATGGTGGTATGGTTATGATTGATGCTCTTGAAGTTGGCGGTATCGTAATGATTGACGGCGCAGCAGCTTTGCCCGGAGATATTGAATTAAAGGATGGCACTAAATTAACGATTGGCGATAATGGTGTTATCACTGTAGTTGATGAACCTGCTGAAACAGTTGCAACCGAAGAACCTCCAATGGATATGGCAGCAAAGTTTGCAGCATTTGAAACAACTACAAGCGAAAAATTTGCAGTATATGAAACAAAGTTTGCAGAGTATGAAAGCAAGCTAAAAAAAGCTACTAAAGTTATTGACCAACTTTTGCAATTGTCGCAATTGATTGTTGATGCTCCAAGCGTTGAGGCTGATAAGTCAGTTAGAACTTCAAACACATTTACAGAACAAAAGAAAGATTTTTCAATTTTATTTAACTAAACAAAAACAAAAACATGGCACTAGCATTTTCAGGTTTATCAGCATATACTAAACAGCTTGTAAAACCATTACTTACTTCAGCTGTATTTGAAGCAAAAACACAGCAATTAATCTTAGCAAATGGTATCGTAATTCCAAACGTAAAAAGCGCAGTCGCTATTCCTTTGATGGAGTCCGATGCAGTATTCGGAACGCAATCTTGTTCATTTGACGCGAGCGGTACAACTACTTTTAGTCAGCGTACAATTACAGTAGGTAAAATTAAAGTAGAAGAGAAAATTTGTCCTAAAGACATGGAAGCGTACTTCACGCAAGAAGCATTGAAAGCAGGTTCTACTTACGAAGATTTTGGCAATGCTGATTTCCAAGCTGCTTATTTAGCTAAAAAGAATAGCCGTATCGCTGCACAATTGGAGACTGCAATTTGGCAGGGAGATACAACTTCAGGAACTGCAAACCTTAATAAGTTTGATGGTTTACAAAAATTGATTGCTGCCGGTAGTCCAGTAGATGCAAACGTTTCTGCTTTCACAGGTGTTGCAACAATTACAACTATCACAGCTTCAAACGTAGTGGCTGCTACTGAAGGTATTTTTAAAGCTATTCCTGTTGCTGTTTTGAGCAAAGGAGATGTTAAAATCTTTGTTGGTAACGATTGGTATCGTTTGCTTATCCTAGCTTACAGAGCGTTGAATTTGTTTGCTTACAATCCACAAGATAGCCAAGCGCAATCTTTCATTCTTCCGGGTACTAATGTAGAAATTGTTAGCGTTAATGGTTTGAACGGAACTGGAGATGCTTATGCAATCAGTTTGGGTAATATCGCTATGGCGGTTGATTTGGTAGACGAAGAAACTGCTTATCGTTTATGGTATAGCGAAGATAACAACGATGTACGTTTTAGAGCAGAATTTAAAATGGGTGTAAACGTTGCATTTACCAACGAGACAGTGAAATTTATCGCAGGAATTTAATTAATCAATGTGGGGGTGCCGTAACATCCCCACTCTTTAAAATATAACATTATGCCTTGTGCAATTACAGCAGGATATACAATAGATTGTCGCGAAGCCATTGGCGGTATTAATGCAGTTTACTTCGGTGAATTTGCAAACTTTACTATTGCCGATGCGAGCGGAACAGTGACCGGGATTACAAAGGTAACTGGTAAGAAATTTTATAAGTTTGAAGTACCTACAAAAAGTACAGCTACAGCAATGTCAACTGCAACTGGTAGCATTGAAAACGGCACTTTGTTTTATGAGCAATCAGTAGAATTGCCTATCAACAAAAGGGATGCTACAACTAGAAACATTGTAACTACATTAGCCAAAAATAAATTGGTTGTAGTAACATTGGATAAGGATGGCGTTTATCGTATGTATGGTAAGCAGGCAGGTTTGTATCTTGAAACTGCGGAAGGTAAAACAGGCGCAGCAGCAGGTGACCAAAACGGCTATACTTTGAAGTTTAGCGGTACAGAGCAAGAGGATTTCTTTGTAGTAACCAACGCAATTGGATTGGCTTTAGAAACAGCAGGATAGTTTTTTTAATCTTACAAATATCCCTCCGACCGATGAAAGTCGGGGGGTTTTTTTTATGCTACATTTAACGAAAGGACTTACCGAAGATATATACTTTACAGGTGCAGAAAATGCAACAGCAATAAATAATTGGCTAATAATATTTATAAATAGATTGACTACAGAAAATATAGTTATAACTAATTTATCAAGTAATACAGGAACTTTAAGATATGATAAAGTAAGTATAAATGTTAATACCTATTTTTTAAATAAAACTACAGGTTTATATGATTATAAAATTATAGATGATGATGATAATATTGTGGAAAAAGGTTTAATGTATTTGCATCCATCCACTAACTTTGCACCAACGGAATACACCGAACAAGTAAACACATTTGTAACATACAATGGAAAATAACTACAACAATATAATTTCAGTAAAATTTGCAAGAGCAGAGCAACCTAAATTCATAGAGAATAAAGGTAAAAATTACGTTGAATTTGGTGCAAATAATAGTTACCCAGAATATCTACAAGGATTGTTTAATGAAAGTCCAAAACATGGTGCAATTGTAAAGTCAAAAGTCAAATATATTTATGGCAATGGTTTTAAGGATATACCAGTAAAGGCAAATATAAAGGGCGAAAGTTTTAACCAAATAACAAAGCGTTGCATCTTAGATGATGAACTTTATGGCGGTTATTATCTACAAGTTATCTACAACCTATTAGGTAAGATTAAGGATGTATATCACATTGAATTTCATAAGGTTAGGATAAGTCCTGACCAATCACAATTTTACGTTAAAAACAATTGGAGCGATTACAAAGAAAAGCCAAGAGTTTACGATGCATTTAATCTTAGTCAACCAGTAGCAAGCCAAATTTTATTTGTAAAGCAATACAACCCACAAAGCGAAATCTATCCTTTACCAAATTACTTTCAGGGGTTAAATTACATTGAAAGTGATGTGCAAGTAAGTAGGCATATTTTAGGTAATGCAAAGGATGGTTTTGTAGCCGGCACATTGATTAATTTAAATGGTGGCGAGCCACAGGAAGAACAAAAGGCAGCAGTTGAAAAGGGTATTAAAAATAAGTTTACAGGCAGCGAAGGCGATAGGGTAGTAATAATGTTTAACAAGAGTAAAGAAAATGCAGCAGAAATTCTGCCATTATCTACTACTATGTTAACAAAGGAAGATTTTACCAATATTAACAATCTTATTCAGCAAGAGATTTTTGCAAGCCATCAAATTGTTAGTCCTTCATTAATGGGTATTAAGACTGAAGGGCAATTAGGTGGGCGAAGTGAAATAAGAGAGGCTTACGAAATATTTAATAATGTTTATGTAAACGAAAGGCAAAAGTCTGTTGAGGAGACATTTAATACTTTGTTCAAATTAATAGGTATTAAAGATGAATATAATCTTATACCAGTTGAGCCACTAAAGTTTGAATTTGGCGAAGCTGTTATGTCGCAGAATTTAACAAAGGATGAGATTAGAGAGATAATGGGCAAAGAGCCATTAGACCAAAATGTTAAAACACAGGCACAAATAATTAGCGATAATATTAATAGTTTATCTCCTTTAGTAGCTGCAAAGGTTTTGGAAAATATGAAGCCTGAAGAAATTAGAAGTCTTGCAGGATTAGTGCCAAAAGCACCACAAACAGATGCTACAGGTTTACCAATAGTAGCAGAACAACCGGCTGCAATGGTTAACGATAGTTTAAAGAATTTAACAGGGCGCCAACATCAAAATGTAATGCGTATAGTTAGGCAATTTAATAATGGCAAATTATCAAAAGAACAGGCTGCTTTATTGCTTAAAAATGGTTATGGTTTTAATGATGACGATGTAAATACTTTCTTACATATTCAGCAATTTAGCACACAAGATAACTACGAATTTGATTTATTAGAAGCCTTTACAGAGATAGGAGAAGATGCAAGCGAATATGAGGTATTAAGCAGCAAGCCGGCAAAAGAATATTTTGCAGAGGCAAAAAAACTTACTCAATTAGAAAATGATGTCTTAAACCTTATTAAAAAAGATACATTAATTACTAATGATATTATCGCTGAAGCATTAGGACAAGATATAAAAGTTATTGATAAAATTACTAGCGATTTAATTGCTAATAAAGTTTTATCACTAGACAAACAAACTGGCGAATGGAAGTCTTTAAATGTCAAGATTGATGCGCCAAAAGCGATTAGCATTTTTATTCGCTATACTTATGGATGGAGAGATATTGTGCCAACAAATGAACGTAATACTACAGAGCATCCATCACGTGCATTTTGTGTAAGGTTTATGGAATTAGCAGCAACTAAATTATGGAGCAGACAAAACATTGAGCAAATTAGTGAGCGTTTAGGCTATTCAGTTTTTGATAGGGCAGGCGGTTGGTGGACAATGCCAAACGGCCAATCTAGTCCGCAATGTAGACACGAATGGAAAACAATTACAGTAGCTAAAAAACAAAAATAAATGAGTGCAAATATTCTTTTTATTAGTGAAACTACCCTAAAAAGTAGAACAGGAATGAGCGATAATATTGACGGCAAACAATTAAAGCCACAAATAAAACTTGCACAGGATATGTATTTGCAACCGGCTTTAGGAAGTACACTATATAAGCGTTTACAAAGTGGTATTGAAGCTGACAATTTAAGCATTCAAGAAACTACACTGTTAAATGATTTTGTTACCGATTGCCTTATATACTATACTATGAGCCTATTGCCTTTTGCTTTAGGTTATCAGTTTTTTAGCAAAGGCGTATTGCAAAAAACAAGCGAAGAAAGCAATACACCAAATAGGGGAGATTTAGAATTAATAAGTAACCAATATAAGCAAACAGCCGAGTTTTATAAAATGCGTATTATAGAATATTTACGCGAAAATTATTTGTTATATAGTGAGTATTTTAATCCTGGTAGTGGCTTTGATGTTATTTTTCCTGAGACAAAAGCCTATACAAGTCCTATTTATTTAGGCGGTTCGTATGCACCTGAATTATCAAAAGCATTTAGCAATACAAGTGCGGTAAGCACACCGGCTACAACTTATGTAACACCGGCAGCAGGATTGCATTCATTTATAGTACCTGAATTAAGCAATAGAGTTGTATTAATTGCAACTCGAAGCGGTCAAGTGAAAGGGGTTACAAATGCAGCAACAAATAATAGTCTATATTTACAAATTAATAATACTACTGTAACTTTACCAATAGGGGATGTTATTCAAGTAGGCGAAATATTTTCTTTCACTTATCGTTAAATATGTATAAAGAAATTTTAATCAAAAAAGTATTATTTAAGCATGACGTACAACCAATTAATAATAACACTAACAAACCTATTGCAAAGTCATGCAATGATAAAAACAGTAAAGAACGCAACACCAAAGGAATGGTTAATGAGGGAAGACCAACCATTGTACCCAGTGGCATTTTTCAGCGTAAATAATGGAAGTCTAAACAAGGGGCGTGAACAAGTTTATAATGTCCAATTTTTCTTTTTGGATAAGAGTGGATTGGAGGCGGAATTTGAAACTGAAGTTATAAGTGACCAAATAGGAATAGGAAGCGACATTATTAATTTGATACGTACAGGGCGCAAAAATTACTACGTACAAGATAACATTACTTTTAACGCTATTAGTGACAAATACGAAGACTATTTAGCAGGGATAGAATACACCTTAAACATAACTACTCAAAGCGATTTTACTGGCTGCGATGTACCTTTAATTTAATTTATGAAGCGCATATTTATTTTACTTTTTTTATTGCCATTATTATCAAAAGCGCAAGTTTATCAGGCTATGCCACAAGCCGGTTATGGTGCGGTAAAACGTATGTTATTTGATAGCGTTTTAACTTTGCCTTTAGGTATTACAAAACTGCAAAACATTACAGGTGGTAGGGATACCGGGCAAATAAGATATAACAAAGCAGATAGTAGTATTTACATTTATAGCGGTAATGCGTGGCGTAAAGTTAGCGGTGGTGGTTCTACAATAGATACAACAAGTTTAAGTAATAGAATTAATAGTAAGCTTTCTTTGAGTGGTGGAACAATGATTGGGGATATTACTTCAGGCGTACCGGATGAAGATAATGGAAATAGATTTAGTAATAATTATATAAAAACTTCATCTTTAATTATTGCAAATAATACAAGTGATTTAGCATTATCTGCAAATAGTTATAGCGGTAACCATGCTAATTTTGGATATGGTAATGTAATAATAAATAATAATGGTAAAGTAACAAGCGTTGATACTTTAATAGGCAGGGCAATTAAAAGAACAAATGGTACTTCTGCACAATATTTAATGGCAAATGGTAGTATATCTACAATAGGAAGTGGGCTATCTTTGTCAGGTGGAGTATTAAGTAATACAGCAACGCCCACACCTTTAGGATATTATGGTGCATTTGAAGATAATACAACACAATCAGCAGTTGCTGCGAATACAGCTTATTCAATAAAATTAAATACAACAGATTTAAGCAATGGAGTAAGTATAGTTAATAATGGTAGTGGTAATCCAACAAAAATTACATTACAAAATACAGGTATTTATAACATTCAATTTTCATTACAACTTGAAAAAACAGGGGGAAGTGGAAACATGACTGCTGATATTTGGATTAGAAAAAATGGTATTGATATTCCTTCAACAAATGGTAAGGTCGTTCTTACTGGTAGTGCTAACGCATCTCCAGTTGTTGCATCTTGGAATTATGTTCTTGATTTAACTTCTTTAGATTATGTTGAATTAATGTGGTCAACAAGTAATACGAATATTGAAATAGTGGCTGCTACTGCTGCATCTCCACATCCAGCAACACCATCTGTAATTTTAACTGTAACGCAACAGAGTGGTATAATGGCAGGTACAGGAATAACAGCAATTAATAGCCTTACAGGTTCAGCGCAAACAATTGTTACCGGAACAGATAGTACAGACTTTAAAATTGTATCAACAGGAACGCAGCATAAGTTTAATATTCCAACAGCAAGTAGTACAAATAGAGGTGCATTATCTTCAGCAGATTGGACTACGTTTAACGGCAAAATGAATTACAGCGATACGGCAGGGCTTTCATCACGAATTAACACTAAGTTAAACGCAAGCGATACGGCTTCGCTTTCCAATAGGATAAATACTAAACAAAATATAATTACGAATCCTGTAACAGGAACAGGAACTGCTAACTATTTACCAAAATTAACAAGTACTTCAGCAATAGCAAATAGCCTTGTTTATGACAATGCTACAAACGTTTTAATAAATACTACAACAGACGATGCAACAGGGAATAGATTGCAAGTTAACGGCGGAATTTCAGCTTCAACTTATAACGCAACTGCCGGCACAACTTCAGTCGCTCCAATAAAATTAACAGCAGGAACTAACTTAACATCGGCTGCTGCAGGAGCAATGGAATATGATGCAACAAACAACTTATTAGCGTTTACTTCTAATACTACATTGGGTAGAGGGATAGTACCTAATTTTAATAGTTTTATGCTAAGGGCAAACGGAAGTGCAATAAGCACTATTGACAATTTTTTTGGTGCAAATTCTAATATCCCGGTGACTGCCGGATATTATGAAATAGAAGTTGAAGCATTTTTTCTTAAAACTACAGCAAGTACAATTACTTGGACATTTGCTGCATCAGGTGGATTTGGTTCTGCCTATGATTTTATTATGAGTCCTGCTGCAGGTATTCCGGGAAGTCCAAATTCAAGTTATTTAAAATTGTCACAAACATATACCAGTGGTGCATCGTTTGCAATTACAACTGCATCACTAACAACAGCAGTAAACCATTATGCTAAATTTAAAATATTTGCAGCATTCTCCGGAACTACTGCATTAACTATTAAGGTAGCTGCAGCAAGTGGTTCAGTTACTCCTATACAATTAAGCAACTGGAAGGCAACAAAATTACCATCAACAAACATAGGCACTTACGCACCATAAAAATAAAAAAATGATTACAGCTCAATTAGAAAAAACAATACCGGCATTTGGTAAAACAATTACCCAAATTTCATGGCGTATTAATTACCCTGACAATATGATTTACTATACTTTACAAAGTGCTGAAGGCATTTCTTTGAAAGATGGAAACTGGATTGTGCCAAATGAGATAATACAAAGTTGGGGTACGGATGACAGCGTAATTAGTGACGCATTGATTAATGCAAAACCATGGGAAGCGTAATGGAAAAAATTAGCGCAATTATAAGTGGGGCAAGTGCATGGATTGCTTTTATTACGCTCAAAGATGTACAAGTTTATACAACTATCATGGCTGCATTAATAGCCATCATTTCTGGCTGCATCTCTATTTATATAAACATAAAAAAAATAAAATGAAAAATTGGCAAACAACTTTAATGGGTATTATCACGGCTACAATTGTGGCAATTACTCCAATTTTAGAAACTGGAAGTATTAATTGGAAGCAGTTAGGCTATGCAGCTTTGATTGGCATTTTTGGTTATCTAGTAAAAGACCACAATGCGGTATTGTAGTTTAATAATTATTTTGGTTTTGTCGGCTTGTTATGGCTCTAAAAAGGCTGAAAAACAAGTCGGCAAGGCTTTGTATTACCATCCTGAAATTGTAGCTAAAATCGCTCGTAATGCATTCCCTTGTTATAATGTAAAGTTTGACACTATTACCAACGAAAAATTGATTTACATTGATTGCCCTGAAGCTATACACGATAGCGTAATAATCAAAGGACATGACACAATTAAATTAAAGTTTACAAAGTTTGTAAAAGTGCCATATAATTTGCCACAAATAACAATTTATAAAAGCATTGAAGATAGCGCAAAGATTAAGTTATTACAGCAGCAGATATATAATTTAACTACAAATGAAAATATTTTAAATTATAAGATTAGTAATAAAAACAAGGTTATAAAATGGCTTATTATTTTTATTGTTTGCCTTTCAATACCTTACTTGTTTAAACTGATTGTAAAAAGATTATCATGAAGCCATCGCAAAATTGTGTTGATTTAGTTAAAAAGTTTGAAGGCTGCAAGTTAACAGCTTATAAATGTCCTGCCGGAGTTAATACAATTGGTTATGGGCATACGTTAGGAGTAAAGTTAGGAACTACAATTACTCAAGTAGAAGCAGAACGATTGTTAATGAATGACCTTTTAAATGTAGCTAATTCAGTGAATAAATTGGCAAATAATGTGACTCAAAACCAATTTGATAGCCTTGTTAGTTTTGCTTACAATTGCGGAGTTGGCGCATTGACTTATTCAACTTTATTGCGCAGAATTAATGCCAACCCAAAAGATGAAAATATCAGGTTTCAATTTTCTAAATGGAATAAAGTAAACGGCAAACCTTTGTTGGGTTTAACCAAAAGAAGATTAGCAGAATGGCAGCTTTATAATCTGTAACGATTTTAATATATATTTGTTACAAAAAAAATAACTATGCGCCCTCGTATCAGCAAAACCGAATACAATATTGTTTTAGATTATCGCAAAACACATAAAGCATTAAGCGATGATTGCGAAGCTAATGGCATACCAATTGGCGATGTAAAACACTACTGGCATAAGTCAAAAAGTATATCAATGTTTGTAAAAACAAATGATAAAAACTACTTTGAGATGCGTGATGAGATAGTAAGCGAGATGCAACAATATGCGCCAGTTTACCCAAATGTTTATTATCCTTCAAATAACGATGGGCATTTATTAGTAATTGACCCTGCAGACATCCACATCGGTAAGCTATGCAAGGCAATTGAAACAGGAGAGGAATATAACGAGCAAATTGCAGTACAAAGGGTAAGGGATGGTGTAGATGGAATATTAGCAAAAGTGCAAGGTTTTCATGTAGATAAAATTTTATTAATTATAGGCAATGATATTTTGCACGTAGATACTCCAAAAAATACAACTACAGGTGGTACGTTTCAGGATAGCAGCGTTATGTGGTACGATGCATTTACAATAGCTAAACAAATCTACATTGAAACAATAGAGAAGTTAATTCAAATTGCGCCAGTGCATATTCAATACGACCCTTCAAATCATGATTATACAAACGGATTTTTTTTAGCGGATACTATTAACAGTTGGTTTAGTAAGTGCAAACAAGTTACATTTAATGTAACACCGGCACATAGAAAGTATTTTAAATATCATTCTAACCTTATAGGCACAACACATGGAGATGGAGCAAAGTTAAACGACCTACCATTATTAATGGCACAAGAAGCTGCAAACGATTGGGCAGGTTGTAACCATCGTTATTTTTTTACGCACCATATTCATCACAAAAGTGCAAAGGATATAGGAAGCGTATGCATTGAAAGTTTAAGGAGTGCAAGCGGTACGGATAGTTGGCATCACCGAAACGGCTACCAACACGCACCAAAAGCAATAGAGGGTTTTTTAATGCACAAAACACATGGACAAATTGCAAGGTTAACACACATATTTTAGCATGAAAAAATATACTGTAAAGTTTGAGATATTTGGTAAAAAGATGCAGACTATTATAGAGGCTGAAAATCAATTCAGGGCAGATATAAAACTTCGTGAGCGTTTAAAAGTTTATAGTATTGATGAAATTAAGGACCCAGTAGTTGAGCAATTTAAAAAAATGTTTGGGATGTGAAAATAGTATATAAAAAATTAAGGGGTTTATATGGGCAAGCGCATTTGGGCGAAGGCACTATTGAGATTGATAGTAGGATAAAAGGTAAAAAACTTTTAGAGATATTAATACACGAAAGTTTGCACATTTATTTACCAAAAAAAGATGAGGCATTTATTGTAAAATTATCAGTAAATTTGTGTAACATTTTATGGAACGAGCAATATAGACAGGTAGATAATAGCAATTTGACACCAATGCAGGACGATAGTTTTTAGGTTTTATCATGGATTTTTTAGGTTATTCCCGGATGTTTCTACATTTGGGAATTTTTTTTTAAAAAATAATAGTCAAGCCTGCATAGCGTTTCAGCTATTTTTATAAAATAATTTACCTTATTTATAAAATAAATTTGGTAGTGTAAAATATAATTTGCAATTTGCTTGCAGAAACAAAAACAATAACAACCTAAAAACTAAAAAAATGACACAAGATTTTAACAACTACGCAACAAAAAAAATTGAAACTACTTTTATCAATATGGTAAAAATAGAAATGTTATTAAGTGGTAAAAATTTTAATGACTCAAAAATAATAGTAAAACAATTTTTAAAAGAAAAAGGATTATTATAAAAAAACAGGGGTGCGACTGTAACGCACTTACTTTATGTTATCAGTCTATAAATTTTTATTAACAATTCATCCATCGCAAAGGGCAGCAGCATTTAACCTAATTTTAAAAGAACTTAAAAACCGAAAATCATGAAACTATCTACAGAAGAAAAAATCTTATTTATTGCTTTAATTGGCTTGATTTATTTACGCCAGTATTTATAACATTAAAAACCTAAAAAATGGAGATAGAAATAGAACACTTTGATGAGTATATTGATGTAGAATTATACCCACACTTTGACTGCTTAAATGATAGTTATAATGATGAATTTGGGTTAGTAAAATTTGACTCTTATTATATTGTAGAAAACTTTGAAATTGAAAGTAAGCATACAAAAGAAGAACTGGAGATAATCAATAAATACATTGAAACACATTTTGAAACACTAGAAAAACAAGCCTTAAAAGAATATGACAAACTATAAAAAAGAAACCTTCGACATTGCAAAAGCACTTATCCATGTAACCAACGCAAAGGCTTATTTTGATGCCATCGCATTAGATAACGAATTCAGGGTTAAAAAAATATTTAAAACCTATGTAGACCGGCTGAACTGGATTGAAGCAGACATATTAACAAGGTTAAAAGATAGTAGCAAACAATTTTATAAAGAGGCTATTAGTCAGGGAGATACTTTGTTTTATTCCGATATAGCTGAAAAAATGCTTCAACTGGATGAGAAAGGTAAAGCTACTATTGATAGCATGGTTGATGCTTTATTAAGTGGCGAAGTAATTGAAGTTGAGCATAAAATTGCACAATAGAAAGTGCATTTTAATAAATAAAACTTTGTAGATTAAAACTATTTTTGTACTTTTACTAAAACCTAAAAACATGATAAAACAAAGTCAACTACTGCTGTTTAAAATGGATGCTATCCTGGACATGATTGCCAAATGTAATGGCAGGATAAAGCAAACCGAACGTGATTTAATCAGCTTTGAACATCCATACTCTTATGTACGATTAGCTTACAAGTCAATAGATTTATTATTAGCTGAATTAAAAAAGCATGAGGCTATAAAATTTAGATTAGAAGGTTATTATTTAAATAACCTTACAAAATTGGGAACTATTTTTTTACATAAATTTAAAAACTAAAAAACATGACAAATTTAACAAAAATTCAAAACGAATTAAAAGCACCAAAGAACCAATTTAACGCATTTGGTAAGTACAAGTACAGAAACTGCGAGGACATTCTAGAAGCTGTAAAACCTTTACTATTAAAATATAATATGCAGTTAATTATTAGTGATGAAATTAAGGATGCAAATGGATTTCTTTACGTTGAAAGTAAAGCAGTTTTATTTGATTATAAAGATGGTAAATTATTTAATGAAGCTATTGTAAAGGCATCTGCCGGGATTGACCCAAATCGTAAAGGTATGGACATCGCTCAATCGTTTGGCGCATCCAGTAGTTATGCACGCAAGTATGCTTTAAATGGTTTATTCTTAATTGATGATACAAAGGATGCTGATACTGTAGAAGCACCAAAAGAAACTACTTTAAAGATTATTACAGATGAACAAATGATTAGCTTATTAAATAGATATAATGCAGGCGAAAAGAATGTATTTACAA